TGCCCGAGGACCAGATCATATGGGACCTGCGCCACGGGCGGTTCTACATGGGCGGGACGATCGTCATCACCCGCAAGGTCCACCAGGAGGACCGCAACGAGGCAGCGACCATGCGGATGCTCGAGACCCACCAGGTCGGCAGCGTGGAGCGGCGCCTTTACAAGGGCGACGAGCAGGAGCTAGGCAAGGAAGTCCCCCTCACCTCGTTCCCCGAGTTCGCGGACCTGAAGCCGACGGTGCTCACCGGGCTCGACAAGTCCACGCTCATCCCGTGGCAGAACGTGCCGGGCGCGCGCTCGGACCTGTTCGGCCTCGGCCCGCTGTTCGACGAGGTGAACGAGGCCGAGTCGCTGCTGCTCGCACGTGGTCGCCAGAGCCAGCCCCGCACCTTCGTCGACCGGTCGCTCGTCGACGAGACCGGAACCCTCAAGGCCGAGGGCTACATCATCACCGGCGGCTCCCGGATGCAGCTTCCTCTCGGCACGACGCCCACCTCGACGATCGCCACCGTCCAACCGCAGTTCTACGCCCCTCAGCACATCGCGTGGGCCGATCACGTCACCCAGCTCCTCGTCACCTGCGCCGGCTACGCCCCGGACACCTGGGGCATCCAGGGCAAGACCGCCTCGATCCAGCGGGCCGTCTCCGGCTACGCGATGAAGCTGAGCCAGTTACGGACGCTGCTCACCCGGTCCGCGAAGGAGCACATGGCGCTCGAGGCTCTCGGGTGGTCGGTCGCCACCGGGCTTGCGATGATGGCCGGCGCGTCCGAGGTCGACGAGTTCCTGCCGTCGATCGAGCTCGGTGACGGTCTGCCCAACGACCCGCTCGACGGTGCCCAAGAGGTGCTGTTCCTGCGCCAGGCCACCGCGGCCTCCACCGAGGAGCTGGTCAAGACGGTGCACCCGACCTGGACGAGCCAGGAGGTGCAAGAGGAGGCCCAGCGCATCATGGACGAGGGCGCCTTCGCCGCGGCGGGCGCTGCCAGCCAGGGCCTCGGCGCTGGGGGGCTCACGAAGCGCCTCAAGGCCATGCTGATCGCGGACGACGATACGGCCGGCGGCGGTATCGACAGCGGTGCGCCGCCGGTTGACTGATGCCCGACGCCCCAGCTACCCCTCCCACCCCGCAACAGAAGCAGGACCGCGCGGCGTTCCTCGCACTCGTGTCCGCGTTCTCCCTCGGGATACTCGGCTTCGGCCTCGTGCTGGCGGTCGAGGACGCTCTCGGGAGACTGGTGCCGAGGCCCCCGATGAACGTGACGACGTTCGTGGCGAACCTGGCGTCGCAGTCCGAGGTGGTCGCCACGGTGCCCTCGATCGTCGCCCGCGAGGGGCCGTGCCAGCGCCACGAGGCGAAGATGGCCCCACGGTGGCGGGCGCTCTACACCCTCATGGCCGTCGAGCGCCTCACGGCGGCCAAGGACCTCGGGAAGGCTGAACACCTCGAGCGGTACTACTTCACCCTCCAGGTCGCCGCAGAGGCTCGTCGGATGCGCTCGGCGGCTCTCGTCGATGTCGCCGCAGCGCTCACCGCGGACCGGCGCCCCGAGGGCCCGGTACCGCTCCTGAACTGGCGAGCTGTCATCGACACCAGGACAACGCCAGAGTGCCGGGCGGCGAACGGGAAGAACTTCCGTGCCGATCGGATGCCAGACATCGGCTGGCCCGGCTCGGTCCACCGCGCTTGCAGGTGTACGTGCGGCCCAGAGGTGCCTGGCGCTCCGCTGCTGCCTTCGTCGTAGTCGGCCCTGGGGTTGCGCCCCGTGCCTGCTGCCCGCAGGCCATGCGTGTGGGCCACGCACGCCCCGGAGTCGAACCGGGTTCGTCGCCTTCCCCGATCTCGGGTCGGGTCCTCCGGCACCACAGCCGGTGTGCTCGTTACACCATCAGGCGGAAACCCCAGTGTAGCCGTGCCCGCTTCCCCGCGCGGTCCCTCCATACGGTCCGCCTCGACCGCACCGGACGGGACTTCCGGGGGAGGAGAGACGTGCACACTGAGGATGAGAGCCCCGTCAGATGGGGCGACCGCTGGCATTGGCCCGACGGCACCAGCTTGCCCGTCGTTGGTGGTGGGGACGGTCCACCGGACCCTCCTGCGCCACCTGCTGCACCGCCTGCGCCGCCTGCCCCGCCACCGTCTGACCGCACCTTCACCCAAGCCGACCTCGACAAGATCGCCGGGGAGTCCCGAGACTCGGGACGCAAGGCCGCAGAGAAGGCGCTGCTCGATGCCCTCGGTGTGACGGATGTCGAAGCTGCCAAGACCGCTCTCGCAGCGGCCAAGGCTGCCGAGGACGCGCAGAAGACCGAGCTGCAACGAGCGACCGAGGAGCGGGACCGGCTCAAGGCAGAAGCGGAGCGGGCACAAGCTCTTGCCGCGACGACCCTGGCCGGAGCCAAGATCGAGGGAGCGCTACGAGACGCCGGGATCAACCCGGCGCGCATCGAAGCGGCCCTCAAGCTCGTCGATCACTCAGCAGTCAAGGTCGAGGGGCTTGCCGTCGAGGGAGTGGCCGAAGCTGTGGCCGCGCTCAAGGCTGCAACCCCGGAGTGGTTCGGCTCGAGCCGCGCGCCCGAGACCGGTGGACCACCCCCCAGCGCTCAGGACTTCCGCACCGCCTCTCCCGATGAGCTTGCACGCGAGTTCGCCAGATACGGCATCCGCCTCTAGCCCGAAGGAGATTCCCCCGTGGGTTTCTACGATGAAGTCCCCCAGTCCCTCCAGCAGATCATGCAGAACGGCCTCCTGGACCAGGTGTTCGAGCAGGCGCTGCACCCCGCGTACCTGTGGGACACGCTCGCCGAGGTGATCCCGTGGGGTGGCGGTCGAGGTGACACCTCGATCATGACCCGCGCGGGCCTCCTCCCTCTCGCGCCTAACCCGATCACGACCAACGACGCGACGGCGCAGACCTACGGCTTCGAGCAGTACCAGATGACGATGAACCAGTACGGCTCGTCCATCGACACGAACATGGCCGAGTCTGCCTTGACGCTCGCGTCGAAGTTCCTCCAGGACAACCGGAACCTGGCGATCCAGGCATCCGGCTCGCTCAACGTCGTCGCGCAGAACGCGCTGTATGGCGCCTACGGCGAAGGAACGACCTGGGCCGCAGACGCATCCACGACGTCCACGGCGCTTGTCGTTGAGGACGCCTCCGGCTTCCAGATGGCGACCGGGACCACCTCCACCACGAACAGCAACCCCACGGAGGGGCTGACGGGCGCCTCGGTGCCGATCCTCGTGCCGGTGTCCAGCTCGAACCCGATCAACGTCACCATCGGCGGGACGGCAAACACGGTCACGGGCGTCGACATCGCGACGAACACGCTCACGCTCGGCACGGCCATCTCGGCCACCGTCGGCGAGGCCGTCGTCAACGTCAGCAACGGCCCGGTCCAGTACCGGCCGAACGCCCGTGCGTCGGCTGCGCAGCTGGTCTCCGGCGACGTGGCGACCCTCACGCTGTTCACCCAGGCCGCGACCCGGCTGCGTTCGATGGGCGTGCCGATGCGTGGAGGCGCCTACACCGCCCATATCCCGCCTGCCACGCTCCAGGAGCTCCAGCAGGACCTCGAGTTCCGGCAGATGTGGCAGAGCCGAGGCGACAGCCCGGTCTACGCCAACTTCAAGCTGGGCATGGGCGGCCAGGGCCAGGAGTTCCTCGGGCGCACGCTCGGGATCGACTGGATCCTCGACAACAACGTCCCGACGGGCACCAACCCGAGTGGGGTCACCTACTACCGGCCGATCCTGTGCGGGGATGGCTGCCTCATCAAGGGTCCCTTCGAGCGCATGGGCGACCTCGTGTCCGCCGAGAACGCTCGCGGCACCGTCCAGATCGACCTCATCAACGGCGTGGCCCGCATCCTGCGTGCACCGCTCGACCGGCTCGGGCAGGTTCTCTCGAGCACGTGGTCGTGGATCGGCGGGTACTCCGTGTCGACTGACCTCCTCGCGCAGATCGCTGGCGGGGGCAGCGACCCGGCCGCCTTCAAGCGGGCCGTGGTCGTCGAGCACGCCTGATGGCGACCCCGGCGCAGAACGCGGCTGACACGGCCAAGACAGCGGCGCAGGCCCGTACCGCGGCAGAGCAGGCAGCAGCTGCTCTCGCCGCGGCGCCGGGGGACGCCGAGCTCACCCGAGTCGCGAAGGACGCAGCCGACTTCGCCGCCGAGGCCCAGCGGGTCGCGGACGACGCAGCGGTACTCGCGCAGCCCAGCCCGGCATCATCCGGCACGGCTGCTGCGGGGACCTTCGTGGCTTCCCAGGACTTCAAGTCCTGGTACCAGCACTACTACCTCACCTTCGCCAAGGGCGATGTGATCGACCCGGTGATCGCGACATACTTGCGCGACCGCGGTGCACCGATCACCATCCGCACCGGCAAGTAAGAAGGCCGAGCCGTGAGCTTCATCGACGCGAACCTCCAGCCGCAGGTCCCGAATGTGCTTCCGAGCACGGTCGCGCCTGCGCCCTACGTCGATGGGCTCACGGCCTCGTCCATCCTGCTCTCGCGCTGGGGCTTCCAGGCCACGGTGCCCGACGGCATCGCTCTCGCGGCCACGATGCGCTGCGACGAGGAAGGCCCCTTCATGGGCGTCAAGTTCAATCCCACCCAGGAGCGGGAGTGGCCGCGTACGTTCAAGTACGGGTGGCCGAACGTGGTCATGGACCCCTCCCCGGTGCTCATCGTCTCGACCTTCCCCGGCGCTTGGTACTTGAACTACGAGGGCGTCGTGCCCCAGCAGGTCGTGGACTTCGTGGTGCTCGAGTGCTACCGGATGCTCTCGAACCCGATGATGATGGCCGTCGTCTCCGAGAGCGTGAGCGGTGCTTCGGTGCACTACGCGCACTGGACCGGCGACAAGGGCACGTTCCCCTCCGAGCTGGACCGCATCCAGTCCGGGCTGCTCGGTCCCTTCCAGATGCG